CTTGGATCATCGACAACGTACACGTTAACCAGCCACTTCTCCATGCGCCGGATAGCTTGAGCTTTCTCTTTCTCTTCTTCATCACCTGTACGTGATGCACGGAACCGCTCCTCAGCAATAGGGTCACGTTCACCGTACGTTTGCGGTGATAGTGCTTGAACGTACTGACCTGTAGCAAACGACACCCATCCCATATTATAGTAATGGTAGAAAGTATTTGCTGGTGCTTTAGCAAACGGTAGCAGTCTTACGGTATAGACATTACCAGGCCTGGTTTGCATAATCTCTGTGTAATTAGATTGATTGCCACTATCATCGGCTAATGCGCCTTTGATTGACTCGAACATTGACATATTGAATGAACTCATATTATTATTTTGTTGTTTATTGTTTATTGTTTATTGTTGCAGTTAGTTTAGTTTCAACTAACTGTCTTCCTTTTTTTGCTTTTTGTTTTAGTTGTTTAGAGTTAACAAACTTAACTTTTGTTTGTGAGTATATATTCCAAAAATCACTAACAATAAAATCAAGTATTGACGTCTCAACTGCTTTAATTATAGCATCTACTTCAAGTAAATGCAACATATAAAAGGTTATTTTGTGCTCTTTAAGGTGTACGAGTATTGTTGGAACACTACCTTCTCTACTAGCTTTATACTCATCTAAGGTAAGGTTGTTATCCTTGCAATAGCTATATACAAACGATAAACACGTCTTAATATGAGCAATACTTTCTTCACTATCTGGATTACGCGTTTCACGACGCTTCATATACATCGTATAACATTTAAGAGCTTTTCTTGTTGTATAGAAGTGTAGGTCGTAGTAACCATCACTACTATCATATACCTTATACGGTGATATAAACCAATCCTGTAAATTTATATGTTTATAGCTATAGAAAAACTTTGAAAGCTTCTTTAAATACAATACATCTTTAGAGTCAAGATTATCGAAGTTGCTTCTAAACCGCGTTGGTTTGTTTTTTACACTACGTGAAGTGTATAGATGTGTGTTGTATATCTGCTCTTCTTTTTTTGAAATCATATTTTAATATTCTTATTAGCATTTAAGTACTTTGTTATGTACTTAGATTGAGCTATTGAAGGCTCGAACCTCAAGAATATTTTAACTAGTTCGAAGCTATTATCAACTGAAAGAAGCTCTTTTAACATGTTTCTTAACCTATACTCCTTAAGAACCAACACAAATACATTTTGAAGTGATAGCTTTTTACCTTTTAATAGCGTACAATAGGTACAAAAACACAGTAATAGGTGTTCCGTTTCAGCTTCTATAATAGTATTTGATGGTGTTGGTTCTGAGTTTAGCATGGTTTAAAGTTTTTAGTAAGGTTAGCAAATTGACTTGTTAAAGCTCCTCCGGCTGCAGCAGGCGAACCGCTTCCTCCGCAAAGCGTTTTAGCTAAAATACTCACATCCACATCACAAGTCTTACAACGTCTAAACGAGACGGTCTTTGTATTAAGGTTTACTACAAACCCTATATCAGCATTGTGTCTCGATATAATATAATGCGCTACTTCACTAATTGCGAAATCAGCAATTATAGATACAGCTGTATAATCTTTAATACTACCTACAAATACCTGATTTTCTAACTGCTCCTTAAATCTACTTATAAATAGTTTAATACTATTTTTTTCTTGAACTGTGTAAGGTCTAAACCCTCCTTCAAAAGCTTCAATAAACTTTATAGTTTTAGGGTTATTGTATGTTGTATATATAGCATTAAGCTTTAATGAATCTTTATGTTGTAGTTTATAGCTATCGTAATCGTTAATATAGGTAATTAACTCTTGCTGCGCTTCTGTCAACTCTACAACAGATTGAAATTTTTCGTAAAGTAGCCCTATACAAGAATCAAACCGTTGAACTATTACTTTAGCCTTACCGTACAGCGCCGTCTTTTTTGTATGTTGTAGATGGTGATCAACCACAACAAAATTCCCACGATCAACAAGCTTAATCGCTTCTTCGGTTAGATCCAGATCTAAAACAAACACCTTATCGAAATGGTCTAGTGTCTGCTCGCGAGTTTTTAACTCTGTTATTAAACTTGTCTCTGTTGCCTCTACAATAACTAAGTCAGTTATTTTTTTACCATACAACCATTTTATAAATAGAGCGGAACCAGCTCCATCTAGATCGTAATCTGTAAATATTAAAATGTTCACTTCATATATTTATAAAGGTCTATTTAATTTGCAAGGCCAGCAAGAGCACTAAGCGTATCGTCTTCTGCTTCTTCTAGATCAACATCATCAGCTTGCTCGATAGACAGAGTATTATAGTCTATTCGCATAGCTTGAGTTGTACCGCGTACTCCAAATCGGTTCTTCATCATACCTAATCTAATAATTTCCATCTCTCTATCTTCTTCACTTTGATAGATCGATACAATACAGTCTGCCGTTGCAGCTAGACCTATAGATTCGGAAACAGTATTAAGATCAGGATTATCTTGATCAAACCCAGACCTATTCAACTGAGTAGCTGATATGATTGGGCAATCAAATAGATAAGACATTGCTCGTACTTGCTCCGTTACGTACTTAACACGTTCGTAAGAGTTAGAACCTATAGGTGAGTTTAACAGGTTAAGGTAATCAAGAACGATAGCGTCTAACTTTATGCCCTGCTCACCAAACTTTTTAATAAATGCCTTAAGCTGGTTAGGGGTAATAGTTGATGGAGGAAACTCTTTAATAAAGATTTTACCTTCTTCTTGTTTAACAGCATGTCTAATTGTTGGACCATTCAACTTAAGCTCTCGCATCGGAATTTTTGTTACGTTAGTACAAATACGCTGTGCGTACAATAATTCAGCCATCTCTAAAGTAATCAGCAGTACGTTCTTACCTTGCTGTGAGATGTTATGTGCAATATTACCTAAGAATATAGATTTACCAATATTTGTTTCACCTGCAAATACATATAACGACTTACCACTTTCCAGGAAACCACCACCTAAACACTCATCTAACCACTCCCACTTCGACGGTATATACCTTTTTTCGGAATTAAGATCATCAATAAGGTGATCGATATCTTCAAACATATCGTAACCTAAATCAGTAACTAGACTTATATTACATGACCCTTCAAACTTTTGTAATACGTCTGATGTATCTACCTTACCGCTAGCGACATCTTCTGCAACATTTAACATGGTATGATATACAGCCTTTTCTTTTAAGAAACGCTCTGTGTTTTCATATAACTCATCTTTATCTAAGTCCTTATCTATTGAATTGAATGATTGAACCAGTGTTCTAAACGATACTTTTTGCTCCTCATCAACCAAGTACGTTTTTATTTCAGTTACAGTTGGTAGCTTATTACGCTTTTCAGAAAAGTCTTTAATAATCTCAAATATACTCGCTATAGCTTTATTCTTAAAGAACTCTGGCTTAACAAAATCAGCAATAGAGGCCAAGTAACCACTATCTGTTAAGCTCTTATATATTAGAATATTTTCATACTCGTCTAAATCTAATCTACTCACAACTATAGTATAACTGCGATAATTAAATTTTCAACTACTCTTTAAAGAATGATATGAAGTCTCTAGCAAAGAACTGAAAAACGCGTACGTTGAGAAACATCATATACGCAACACATTTCCAATATAACGATCCACCTGCTTGCATATACATATGCTCTAAAAAAATAAAATCTGCATCTTCATTATCAATGAGACTGGACGCGTAATAAACATCATGTACCTTACAACTCTTATTAAATTTTTCGCTCAGTATAACTCTAAACCATTTCGGCATCCACGATACACCGCAATAACACTCACAGTCAGGTAGTTTTATACCCGTCTCTTTTGACAATCTCTTATACTCTTGATCTAAAAAAGTATCAACCTTCTCCATACCAATATTTATTGGTCAGTCGCTTTATATTTGTTTAAAAACCACTCTTGACCCTTTTCAAATTCAGGTGTAAACTCTCTAAGCCCGGGTGATGCATGTGTAATAATAATATCACTTACACCTACCTTATAACCTGCTTTGTGAGCCGCCATACTATAGTCAATATCGTAGAAATGAAACTTAGCAGGACATTTCTCATCGAATCTAATACTCTCAAATACCTTTCTACTAATACCCATAAACACGCCATCGACCATGACCACTCTTTGTGGGTATGGTCCAAAAGCGGTCATACCTTTCTTATTACCGTTAA